ATTGATAATTATAAATCTCAATTATAATATAACGACATTTATGGACTATAACATTATGGTTACACAAGAATTACTCGACTACTTAGCACTTTATTATCCTGATAAGATTCCTCAAGGAGACTTGAATAGCAGTCAACTATCTTTTCTACAAGGTCAACAAAGTGTGATCCTACGATTAAAACAATTCTACGAAGAAGATAATAATTATGCTTGATTTATTTGCTGTAATAAGCACAGTGTGTCTTGGTGGCTCTTCTCCTATGCCAGTGATGAATATGCCAGCAAAACCACCTCCTGCTGCTGAAATGGATAGACCAGATTTTGATGCCGCAGTATTAGAGATGGCATCAGAAGGTGAACGCAACTACAGAAAAAAAAGCGGCAATAAAAGATTTACTAGAAAAGTTGGTAAACAAGGAAAAGCTGGTAAAAGTAATAGGTATAAAGGTGGTGGACTCAACTTGCCTTAGAGATTCTCTTCTTGATATTGATATACGAAAAATCAATACTCAAGAAGAGTATGCCGCAGTCATGGCCGCATGTAAAGAAGACCAAGATGGGTATCCTATTTTTCCGACTCATGTGATACTAAAAAAAGGAAAAGTAGCAGGTTGCTTCTGCACTTGGTCACCAACAGTTTACTGGTGGGCACATTCAAAGCTAATAAATAGAATAGATTCTATATCACTTTTTCAGTCATTAGATACCCTAATGAACATGAATGGTCACCACACTTATGTGATGCCCTGTGAACTTGAATCACCATACTATAAACTATTATCGAATAAGTTACATCACCTTCCATCGGTAGGTGGTAATGACTTTCGCATGTTCATAAACAAGAAAGGAGACACATGGGAGCAAAATCAATGGTAGCACCATTAACACATCCAAAATCATTTTTTGAAAATGCTGCCGACACAGTACATACTAATTTAAGTAGTGTTGGTGATGCAACATTTCATAATTTGAAAGAAGCAAATTTAACAGCATCTTCTAATTTAAGTGCTGGTGCAGACGAACTTTTTGATACACTTGACACTAATATAGCGAGCTTAATGGGTCGCTCAAAAGATAAGAAAAAACCGGGTTCACAGGAGACTTCACATAACTATACTGCTGCTAAGAAGAAGGCATCAGGTACAGGAAAATCTGATAAAGCAGAGTTAGGAAAGGATACCCGAAGAAAGAACCTTGGCAAAAAAGGTTTGTATGCAGGACAAAAAAAGAGAGTCTTACCTCGTTAAGTAGAAAAAAATGGAAGTAACTGATAATCAGTATTCATCTACTCAATTATCGAGTATGTATGAAGCACTCTTAGGAGAACGAGAAGCATACATACAGAGAGCACGGGAGTGTGCAAAGCTGACGATTCCAATGGTTGCACCTCCAGAGGGAGCATCACAAGCCTCCTCATATTTCACACCATTTCAATCAGTAGGAGCAAGAGGAGTCAATCATCTTGCTTCTAAATTATTGCTAACATTACTTCCTCCTAATTCTCCCTTTTTTAGACTTACTATAGATGATTTCGACATCGAACAATTAGTGGGTCCAGATCAACGTGGTCCTGTAGAAGAAGGTTTTGCTAAGATTGAACGAGCAGCAATGGCAGAGATAGAATCCTCTGCCTATCGTGTACCTGTGTTTGAAGCACTCAAGCATTTAATTATAACAGGAAATTGTCTTCTCTATCTACCTGACACTGGAGGTATGCGAGTCTTTCATTTAGACCGCTACGTTATCAAACGTGATCCAATGGGTAATTTACTTTACTTGATCACAAAAGAATCGTTAAGCCCAAAAACACTGACAACTGAAGCACGACAAGTTCTAGGATTACCTGAACCAGAAGAATTAAATCCTGAATCTACAGATAAACCTTATCATTTATTTACTTATATTTGTGATAAAGGAAAATACTGGCATGTACATCAAGAAGTAAATCGAGTACCAATTCCAGACTCTTATGGTAAGTATCCAAAAGATAAGAATCCCTTTATTCCACTTAGGTTTTCTAGAGTAGATGGAGAATCTTATGGAAGAGGTCTGGTAGAAGAGTATATGGGCGATTTAAAGTCGCTTGAATCCTTGACTCAAGCAATTGTAGAAGGTTCCGCAGCAGCAGCAAAAGTTCTTTTTCTGGTAAGACCAAATGGAACCACACGAATCGGAGCTATAGCAAATTCTCCTTCTGGAGCAATAGTACAAGGAGATGCAAATGATGTTTCAACTCTTCAACTAGATAAATATAATGACTTCCGAGTTGCACTAGAAACTACCTCACAAATCCGTGATCGTCTTTCCTTTGCCTTTCTTCTGAATAGTTCAGTACAACGAAATGCTGAACGAGTGACTGCTGAAGAAGTACGGTTTATGGCACAAGAACTAGAATCTGCACTTGGTGGTGTGTATTCAGTACTCTCTCAAGAATTCCAAGTTCCTTTGGTTAATCTTCTTCTTCAGAAGTTAATTAAAGATAAGAAGATGCCTAAGTTTCCAAAAGATAAAATTAAACCTCAGATTGTTACAGGAATTGAAGCACTTGGTCGTGGACAAGACTTAAATAGACTTGCTCAATTCTTGGAATATTTGGCACCTCTTGGTCCTGAAGCAATCATGAGTAACCTAAATCTTGATGATTATATTGATCGTCTTGGTGCCTCACTTGGCATAGATACAGGAGGACTTATTAAGTCACCAGAACAGAAGCAACAAGAGCAAATGGCTCAACAACAACAAGCTCAACAACAAGCCCAACAACAAGCCCAACAGCAGATGATGCAAGATGTCGTGAAAGGTGCAACACCACCAATCGCTAAAGGAGCATCTGAAAGTGCAAGTGCTAATCCTGAAATGCTTCAGCAATTAGTAGAACAAATGGGTGGAAATGTACAGGCTTAACTACTAAAAACATGGAAAATATTCAAACGCATGAAGGAGAAGGAGTAAATCAAGCAGGTTCACCAGAGCATATCAATGAAATGCTTGCAAAAGTAGACAATCCAATACAAACGTCTGATGCAGGAGAAGTTAAACAAGATGGTATGCCTACGTTAGAGGGTAGACCTGAGTGGTTACCTGAGAAATTCGACTCTCCAGAAGCACTTTCCCGCGCCTATTCTGAATTAGAACGATCTTTTCACCAAAATAATCAAGAAGAATCTGTAGAGGGTTTTGAAGAGTCAGCAAATCTAGAACAAGAAGCTATTGATATTCAAAATACTACTGCTCCTCAAGTTCATCAACTATTAGATGAACGTGGTTTAGATTTTGCAGTCTTTCAAGAAGAATATAATTCAACTGGAGAATTATCTAAAGATGCCTATGAAGCATTAGACGAAGCAGGTATCTCTGGAGATATGGTTAATTCTTGGATTGCAGGTCAAGAAGCAGTTGCAAACCAAACTATAGATTCTATTTATGAGATAGTTGGTGGAAAAGAACAATATGATCAAATGATTGAATGGGCAGATGATAATCTGGAACCTTGGGAAGTAGAATCTTTTAATACACAAATAGAGAATCTTGATCCAAATTCACAATTTGCAGTCACAGGATTGCAAGCTCGTTACCAGAATTCTATTGGTGCTCAGTCGCCCCATTTAGTGTATGGTGAGTCTGCTCAACATACTATGCCGAAATTTGAATCACTCAATGAACTAACTAGAGCAATGAGTGACAAAAGATATGCCGAAGACCCTCACTTTAGAAGTGAGGTGGCAAAGAGGCTGAATAATTCAGCCATATTGTAAGGACAAAAGAGAATCAAAAATTAGCATTGCCCTGAAGCGCACAGGAGAACTTTAGTGAACTTTGATACTACTTAAGTCAATTGTAATAGTCATAAATAAGGAGAAAGATTATGGCTACTGATTATGGAAATGCAAATATCCATCGAACTGGTATAGAAAACGCTGGTGCTGACGCACGAAAGCTATTTCTAAAGTTGTATGCAGGAGAAGTGCTTACAGCGTTCCAGACGAAGAATATTATGATGGCCTTACATCGTGTTCGCACGATTTCTAAAGGTAAATCTGCTTCCTTTCCGCTGACTGGTAAGTATCGTGATGCCGCTTACCACAATCCGGGCGATGAAATCGTCCCAAGTGCATCTAAGCAAGGTGAAAGAATTGTCACTATTGATGATCTCTTACTCAATGCTCAGTTTATTCCGAACATTGATGAAGCAATGTCGCACTATGATGTGCGTAGTATCTACACTCAAGAAGCAGGATTTGGACTGTCAAAAGTTGCAGATCAAAATATCTTGAGGCTGGCAATTAAAGCCGCACTCACTGAAAATGCTACTCTTGCTGCTATTACGATGGCAGGTCAAGATTATGTTGCATTTGATGATGAGGATTTCACTCAAAATGTAGTGATTGGTGATACTGGTTCTACGACTACCACTCGTATTGGGGATACTCGTACTGCAAATAAAATAGTACAGGGAGTTATGGATGCAAAACGCATTCTTGATAATGCTGCTGTACCGGGTGACCCATTTGTGGTGCTGAATGTCGATTCTTACTATGACTTGTTCAAAGTTGATGGCTCGTCAGTAGACTCTTCATTTGCAATCTTCAACCGTGATCTTGGTGGAAGTGGAAGTGTAGGACAAGGTGCAGTACCTACGATTCTAGGAATGCCTGTCTATGTGACCCAACATTTGGGTTCATTTAGTACGCCTACTGGAACGACTTGGAGTTCATCCTTGTTTCCGGGTGTCGCAGATGCAGTGAGTACAGTTGTTACTCAAGCAGCCGCGCCAGTTTGGGGTTCTAATCAACCTCTTGCAGCAACCATTGGTTCTGGACGTACTGCTCATTATGGCTTTGCTGCTAATGCTGCTGTAGCCGGTTGGACGACTCGCGTGAAAAACACAAATGCTACGCCTACTACGCAGATTCCTGCAAATGTAGCACGGCGCACGATGGGTCTCGTCATGACTTCTGATGCTGTAGCAACAGTGAAACTTATGGACCTCTCAGTTGAATCTGAATATCAGATCAATCGTCAGGGTACCCTTATGGTTTCCAAGTAT